GGACTTGACTTTTTAAGTAAAATAATATATAATAAGAGTATAAATTTATAGGAGATATGGAATGAGTGACTTTTTAAAAGACATAATTAAAGAAACTGGTAATGAATATGCCGGTTTAGTAAGTGAGGGTATTGATACTGCTGATGTAACAAACTTTATAGACACAGGCTCGTATGCCTTTAACGCTTTATTATCTGGTAGTATTTACGGTGGTATGCCAGCAAACAAGATTACAGCAATCGCTGGTGAAGCCGCTACAGGTAAAACATTTTTTGCTTTAGGAATAGTAAAAGCATTTTTAGACAAAGACAAAGATGCAGGTGTAATCTATTTCGAATCAGAAAGTGCTATATCAAAAAGTATGATTGAGAGTAGAGCTGTTGATTCAACTAGAATGGTTATAGTTCCAGTTTCAACTGTACAAGAATTTAGAACTCAATCTTTAAAAATTTTAGATAAGTATATTGAACAACCAGAAGGTAAAAGAAAACCTTTGTTGTTCGTATTAGATAGTTTAGGAATGTTATCTACTACAAAAGAAATGGAAGACACAGCCGCTGGTAAAGAAACAAGAGATATGACTAGATCACAAATAGTCAAATCAACGTTTAGAGTATTAACTTTAAAACTTGGTAAGGCAGGTGTCCCTATGATTATGACCAACCACACTTATGATGTTATTGGTTCTATGTTCCCTCAAAAAGAAATGGGTGGTGGTTCAGGTTTGAAATACGCCGCTTCATCAATAGTTTATTTAAGTAAGAGAAAAGAAAAAGACGGCACCGAGGTCGTTGGTAATATTATTCACTGCAAGAATTACAAGTCAAGATTAACAAAAGAAAATGCTATGATTGATGTTAGACTAACATACAAAAAAGGTTTAGATAAACATTATGGTTTATTAGAACTTGGAGAAGCAGCTGGTATATTTAAGAAAGTATCTACAAGATATGAAATGCCTGATGGTTCAAAAGTATTTGGTAAAAACATCAACGAGAATCCTGACAAGTATTTTACTAAAGAAAACCTAGATACAATTGATGAATATGCCAAAAAGAAATTTACATACGGATCAGACGAAGACGAAGCCTAAAAAAAGATACGTTTTTGTACAGAAACAAGAAGACGATTTTACTTGTATAAAAATCGTTGAAGGTAAGTACGAAGATATTATCTACAAATATGGTAAGGTAACCTTTGCTCGAGAAGAAGATGAGCAAGGCAGGTTGCCAATGAAGTTTGATTATGATATAATGAATAATCCTACTAAAGAAGATATAGGTTCGCAAGAGTTTATAGATTTTATAGGAGATATATTAATGGAACAATTAGAAAAACAAGTAACAGATGGATCGGTAATCTTTGACAAGCATGACAAACAATAACGAGAGACTAGAGTTAACTATATTAAGAAACTTTTTTTACAATGAAAGTTATACCAGAAAAGCATTACCTTTTGTAAAGAGTGATTATTTTGTAAATAGAATAGAACGACTATTATACGAAGAAATATATAGGTTTGTAGAAGAATATAAAAACTTACCTACAAAAGAAACCATACATATAGAATTTTCTAAAAGAAAAGACATTAACGAAGATGAATTAAAATTAGTTAAGGACCTTGTTAATACTTTTCAAGATGAGAAATCAGATTTACAGTGGTTGTTAGATACAACAGAGAAGTTTTGTAAAGACAGAGCAGTACATAATGCTGTATTATCTGGTATTAAAATATTAGATGGTAAAGATAAAGAACATCAACCAGAGGCAATACCAAGTATTCTATCAGACGCCCTTGCTGTTTCATTTGATAATCATATAGGTCACGATTATACTGGTGACGCTCAGGAAAGATATGAATGGTATCACACAAAAGAAAAAAGATATCCTTTTGATTTAAACTTCTTTAATAAGATTACAAAAGGTGGTATTCCAAGTAAGACATTAAACATTGCTCTTGCCGGAACAGGTGTTGGTAAATCATTATTCATGTGTCACTGTGCTTCAAGTTTTTTAACACAAGGTTTGAATGTTCTTTATATTACACTAGAGATGGCAGAGGAAAGAATTGCTGAAAGAATAGACGCCAACTTATTAGATGTTTCTATGGACGATTTACGAACAATGCCAAAAGATTTATACGATAGTAAATTAAGTAAGATTGAGGGTAAGACAAAAGGTAAATTAATTATCAAAGAATATCCAACAGCGTCTGCTCATAGTGGTCATTTCAAATCATTAATAAATGAACTAGCATTAAAGAAAAGTTTTAAACCACAAATTATCTTTATTGACTATCTAAACATTTGTGCTTCAAGTAGGTTTAAAGGTGGTAACATATCATCTTATTTTTATATCAAAGCAATCGCTGAAGAATTAAGAGGTCTTGCTGTTGAACATGATGTGCCTATTTTTAGTGCCACACAAACCACTAGAACCGGTTTCGTAAGTACAGATATTGGTTTAGAAGATACATCTGAATCATTTGGTCTTCCGGCAACTGCTGACTTTATGTTTGCCTTGATGTCTAATGATGAGTTAGAACAACTTGGTCAAATGAAAGTAAAACAATTAAAGAATAGATATAATGACCCTGGTGTGAATAGAGCATTTATAATAGGTGTTGATAAGTCAAAAATGAGATTATATGATGTTGAAAATTCAGCACAGAATATAGTAGATAGCAACCAAACAAAGGAAAAGGAAACTATTACAACGCCACCAGATACGGCATATGATAAGTTTTCCGACTTTAAAATATAATGACAAAAACACAAAAAGTTAAATTTCATAAAGGCGATAGAAGACCTAATGATGAACAACCTAAATTATCATACACAAAGAAGATGGTAAAGAGAGGTAAAGACATTATATGGCAAGTAATAGAGAGACCAACAAAGAACATTGTTAGTGAATGCTTTTTCGAAGAAGACGCCCACAAATTAGTTAAGTTCCAAAACAAAAACAAAGTATGGGAATCTAACGGTGGCATACCAAAATTTCTTTGGACAACAATTTAGTCTTATAAATATAAGAAACAATTGAGTTATATGGAACACGTGATTATAGTAATGGATAAAATGAGAGAGAAATGTTTAGTTTTAAAGGCTTTTTTACAAAAGACAAGAATACACACCTAGAACACCTTGAAGATGATATAATTAATCGTGGTTCAAATGGTGGAGAGAACGCTATTAACTTCCTTAATTCAATAAGGGACATGCTAGCAGGTTCATCAAAGGCAAAAGTTAATATGTCTGTTAAGTGGGACGGAGCTCCTGCTATCGTATGTGGTATCAATCCTGAAAACGGCCAATTCTTTGTTGGCACTAAAGCAGTATTCAATGTTACTCCAAAAATCAATTACACAAGCAGTGATATAAGAAGAAACCATAGTGGTGGTCTTGCTGAAAAATTAACAATAGCATTAAGAGAATTAAAAAAATTAAAGATAACTGGTGTCCTACAAGGAGACTTTCTATTTTCAAAATCAGATTTAAAAGCTGTTAATATCGATGGTGAAAAGATGATTACCTTTACACCAAACACTATTACATATGCCGTGCCTGTTGACTCAAATATTGGTAAAAGAATAACAAGAGCAAGAATGGGTATAGTGTTTCATACATCTTACACAGGTAAAAAGATGTCGGACCTAAGAGCAGGTTTTGGAACAGTATCAGGCAAATCTGGAATATCTTCCATATTTTTAGCTGACGCTGCCTACAAAGATGTAAGTGGATCAGTAAAATTAACTACAAGTGAGTTAGCAACCTTTAACGCTAAAATAAGAATGGCTGAAGGCTCTCTATCAAAGGCAAGTAAGATGTTAGATGAAATGAGTAAATCATCATCTGATGCATTATCAATCGGGTATAGATTAAAAACTTTCTTCAATCACTTTATAAGAAACACACAAGGTAATATGGCCAAAGTAAAAACACTCGTAGAGATGTTTGGTGAATATTACGAAAACATTTTACAAGCAGAAATCGATAGTAAGAAAACAGAATCAGGTAAAAAGAAATATAAAGATGCGTTGAAAAAGAACATGTCTATTATAAACAAAAATCAACAAGCACTTTACTTTGCTATTGCTTCACACGTCACATTACAGAATGCCAAAAACTTTTTGGTAAATAAATTAAGTGAGATACAAAGTATAGGCCATTTTTTAAGAACACCAAATGGTTATAAGGTAACGGCACCAGAAGGATTTGTGGCCGTTGATAGAGGCGCCGGCGCTGTTAAGTTAGTTGATAGATTAGAATTTAGTAGAGCAAACTTTACGGCAGATAAAGATTGGGTAAAAGGATAAAATGAAAATATCAGAAAACACAGCAATAAGTATGCCAATGAAAAATATGTTGGCAATCATAGCTGGTGTTGCTATGGGTGTGTTCGCTTATACAGAGGTAACATCCAGACTAACAAGTTTAGAAACATCAAGGGAATTGTTTCAAGCAGATTTACTTAAAAAATCTGAACAATTACCAACTGACCAAGAACAGTTTATGTTGATAGAAGATTTATATAAGTCAACAGAAAAACTTGAAATAACACAAGAACAAAACATGACTAACAAAGTTAACATACAATTTTTAAACAAACAATTAGAAAAAGCATTAATTGATGTTGAGAAATTAAAAGACAAAGTTAGAAAGAACGGTAACGGGGAACACTAATGATAGAAATAATAGTAGCATTATTAATGATTGTGAATGGAGAGATTAAGGAGCATAGAATACAAGACTCAATGTCAACTTGTTTAAAAGCTAAACGTATTGCAATGAGATCAGGTACAAGTCGTATAGATTATCAATGTATAAAATCAAAAGCAGAAACAGAGATTTACATGGAGCAGAAATCAATTGTAAACTTAATATTAAAATGAATATTGTCTTAATAGGTGGGCCAGGTTCAGGTAAATCAACATATTCTGAACTTATAAAGAAAGAGTTAGATATAGAACATATCTATCCTGGCGAACTATTAAGAAAAGAAAAAGCAAAAGGCGGTGAGATTGCCAAAAAATTATCTAATTTAGGTAAAGGTGGTTTTGCTCCTAATGATATAGTTTTAAAACTTGTATTTGACGCCGTAGATAAGGCAGAAAACGGATTTGTATTTGATGGTTTTCCTAGATACATGCAACAAGTTAGAGATATAGAAAAGAAGAATATTAAAATAGACAAAGTAGTATTTTTAAATGTAAGTGAACAAGAAGTAATAAGAAGACTTACAGCAAGAGGTAGAGCAGATGATAAACCAGAAATTATTAAAAACAGAATTGCTTTATACAAAAAAGAAACAGGACCAGTGATAGAATATTATAGAAAGAAACCAGGTTTTATAGAGATCAAAGCTGAGGGTGGTGAACCTAAAGATATTGCTAATAAAATTATTAAACAACTAAAGGCAAAATCATTAAGTGAGTTTAGACAATACATCAATGAGGGTGTTTATGATCCAGGTATATTCAAAGCTTTCTTTTTAGCAGGTGGTCCAGGCTCTGGCAAAACATTTGTAACACAAACAGCATTTGCTGGCACAGGTTTAAAAGTAGTCAATTCAGATAACGCATTTGAAAGTGGTTTAAAAAAAGCAAATCTTTCAATTAAAATGCCAGATGAAGAAGAATACTTTAGAAATATTATTAGACAAAGAGCTAAGACAACCACTGGTAATCAATTAGATAAATATGTAGAAGGACGATTAGGACTTATTGTTGACGCTACAGGTAGAGATTTATCACTTGTTCAAAGACAAGTAAGTATGTTAAAAAATATTGGTTATGATTGTCATATGGTATTTGTGAATACAAGTTTAGAGGTGGCTTTAGAAAGAAATGCAAATAGACCAAGACAAGTACCTGAATACATTGTACAGAAAAGTTGGAATGAAGTACAAACAAATATAGGTGCCTTTCAAAGAGTGTTTAGTCCAGGTAAAATGTTAGTTGTTGATAACAATAGAAGTGAAGCAGAATTGGTAAGTAGAGTATTAAGTACAGCTTCTAAATTTATTAGAAGTAAATTAAGAACTAAACCAGAAAATGGTATTGCCATGAGTTGGGTAAAGAGAGAACTAGAGTTAAAAAAAAGATGAGATTTAAAGATTACATAAAAGAAAGTATCATAGATATACCACGAAGAACATATGCGCCAGCTGTGTTTGATAGTGCTGACACTAATAATCCTAAGATTAAATCTAGTGTTCTAAAATTAATTAACGATCAAGTAAAAGATTTTAAAGAATATCCTGTTTTAAAGATTGCTTTGATAGGTTCAATACTTACAAAGAGATATAGAAATGACGCTGATCTGGACATCAATGTATTGTTTGATGTTCCAAAAGAAAAACAAGAAGATGAAAGAGTAAGTCTTTCTCAAAAGTATTTGTCATCAAAGAACAAAGATAATATTCAAGGTAAAGAAATACCAGGAACTAAACACCCAATTAACTTTTACTTTATTACAGACAAGGAAACATATGATGATCAGAATAAAAAAGCTGATGCTGTGTTTGATATAGAAAAGAATAGATTTATTAAAAGACCAGATGACTTTACTTTTGATACAGACTTATATGTAAAAGAATTCGAAAGAAAAGTACAAGAGTTAGATGTAGTTAAAGGTGAATTAAAAAGAGATATAATTGACTATGATGAACTATCAGATTTAAAACCAGATGATATTTTAAATTTACAAGATAAGATTAATAGTAAATTAGAAGAAATAGAAGATGGTATAAAAGACATTATCAAAGTTGGTGACGGTGTTGCCACTGATAGAAGAACAGCATTTGATACAGATATGTCGCCAGATGAAATAAGAACTTACGGCATAAAGAATAGATTACCTAAAAATGTTATCTATAAGATGTTAGAAAAATATCACTATTTAAAATTCTATAAGAAGTGTAAAGATATATTAGATGATGGTAAAGTAACAGACGCCGAAATAGATAGTTTGAAAACTGAATCAATTGCTTCAACATTTTCAGATTTAATTAGAAGAACGTTTAAGGCACCTAGAATGAGAGCAGGCGTTGAACTATACATGAAGTATTTAAAACAAGGCATAAAGGACGCTAAGAATAAAGCAGCTCAACATGCTGGTATAGACTACAACGAATTTGGTAAGGCAGTTAGAGATGCTGGTTTGCCTGAAGAAGTAAAAGAAGAAGTTTTACATGAAGATAAATCAATTGCATTTACATTTGGTAGATTTAATCCACCAACATCAGGACATGAAAAACTTATAAGAAAAGTAAAATCTATTTCAGCAAATGACCATAAAATATATTTAAGTAGATCACAAGACAGTAAGAAGAATCCACTTTCTCCAGATGTTAAGTTTAGATTTATGAGAGATATCTTTAAAGCATATAGACAAGATTTAGAAATCAGTCCAACTAATATGATATTAGACTTATTGACCAAGTTGCACAATAAAAATTATTCAGATGTGACTATGGTTGTAGGTAGTGATAGAGTAAGAGAATTCGAAAATATACTAAACAAATATAATGATGTAAAATCCAGACACGGTTATTATAACTTTGATAAGATCAATGTTGTATCTGCCGGTGAAAGAGATCCGGATGCCGAAGGAACTACTGGTATTTCAGCAAGTAAAATGAGAGATGCGGCTGCCAAAGGTGACGTTGAAACATTTAAAAAAGGATTACCTGCCTCTTATAGAAACCCAGCAGATGTAGAAAGACTTATGAGTAATGTAAGAGTTGGAATGGGAATTAGAACTAAATTGGCTGCCTCATATACTGGACCTGACGGACCAATAATATCATTAAAAGAATTCGAACAAAAACAAATAAGAGATTTGTATGTTAGAGAAGTAATCTTTAACATTAACGATAAAGTAAACTATGTCAAAGAAGACGTAGAAGGAATAATAAAAAGACGAGGTACAAATTACATTGTACTAGAAGACAATAATAACAATTTACACAAGGCATGGATTTGGGACTGTGTTCCTATATCTGCCGACAGAGAAGTACAATTGAGAGAACATAATTTAGATGTTGATTATGGATTCGAAGCCGTATCAGAGATCAAAGAAAATTACATATCACAATCAAAAGTAAATGATTTAGAAAAGTTTGCTGATAGAATACTTGATAAGTATAATGTTGATATAGAGTTTACAAGACATTTTGTAGATAGATTGAATGATACTAGAAATGATCCAAATATTAAAATAGCTGAATTACAAAAGTTCTTTAAAAAGATAGAAAGAAATCAAGCTCGTAATATTAGAAAACTACCTAATTACGCTGACGCCGTGTTAAAAGATATGGAAACACATTTAAACTTACCTATAAAAATTATTAGAAAAGGTGACGAAATCGAAGTAATCAATAAAACGATTATGAGAAAAAGAAACTTCCATGTAGGTTCTAGTAAAGAAATTAAATATGAAGATTTAGATGCACAACCACAAGACAGAGACGTTAAAAAGAAAGATGGTACTCAACCTAAAAAATATTACAAAGACCTATCTAAAGATACAAAAGATAAGAGAGCTGACTTCTTTAAAAAGAATAAAGATAATAAAGAAGCGCCTGGCGATAAAGACGCTAAAACTAAACCATCTATACATACACAAAAATATAAAAAGATGTTTGGTGAATTAAAGAAAGAGATACGTATGAAATTTGAGAAAGAATCGTATGAAATAGGCGCCGACTATGCCAATCATACTAAAGAAATGACACCTGGTGAGAAACCGAACACTAAACCTATTGACGCCAAACAAAGAGGTTCAGAAACAGTTGTTACCAAAGAAGATATAGAAAAATGGCAAACTACAGATGAAACAATTGATAAATATAAGAAAAGATACTCCGAAGAATGGAAATCTAAACTAGATGAAGTTGTGAAACGTATGATGGAGAAGATATAATGTTGAAGTTTACAGATTATAAAGACAAAATGAGTAAATCTGTGATGTATCATGTTGAGAATAACATACCTTTTGCTGAAAACATTTATAGACTTCATAGTGAAGAATTTTATAAATTGTTTAGAGAGGCAAGAGAGTTATTTAATGAGAGTTTATTAACTGAGGTTTCAGATTGGGACAAACAGTTACTAGAGTCCGATATCGGTGAGTTTGATGTGTTTGAAGGAACGAAAGTACCTTTAGATATGCCAATAGAAGAAGAAGACGAAAAGAATCCACCTTTGAACAAACCAAAAAGAGGTGGTCCGAAAAAGTTTTATGTCTTTGTTAAAGACGGAGACAAGATTAAAAAGGTTACTTGGGGTGACACTACAGGTTTAAGTGTCAAACTTAAAAACCCTGAGGCAAGAAAAAGTTTTGCTGCTAGGCATAAGTGTGCTCAGCAAAAAGATAAGACATCAGCTGCTTATTGGGCATGTAATCTTCCAAGATATGCCAAGTCTTTAGGTATGAGTGGTGGTGGGAATTTTTATTGGTAATGGATTTAGATAATTATTATAAACCATTTGAAGATTTTGAAGATAGTATTGCTGGGAAAGTATTTACTAGAGTTATTAAAGAAGACGTTAAACAAGATCAATTGATCTGGCATAAAGATAAGAAAGATCGTATTGTTAAAGTTGTTTATGGTACAGGATGGAAAATACAACATGATAATAACTTACCTACTACATTAGAGATAGGTCAGAATTATCATATTAATAAAGAGCAGTTTCATAGATTACATAAAGGTGATTCGGAACTGAAACTGGAGATAAAAGAATATGACTAAAAAAACATTAAAAGAATTTAGACAACACTTAAATGAAGCTGTTGCTTCAAAAACTAATTTACAATACATTAGAGCTAAAACTGCTAGAAACGACCACTTTGAAACTAGAAGATATATCGCTGCTGAAATTTTAAGAGATAAGAAATTAGCAGATACTTATTCAGCACTAGAAGTAATCCATGACAACTATGGTTCTGTTATAGGTAATGACGCTATTACAATAAGACAGAAACTAGAAGTAGGTTTAAAGAAAATGTTAAAACAAAAAATCTCTAATTGGGATGAAGTGTGGAGTGACCTATAATGAGTAGATACAGACAAACAATATCAGAAGCTTTACAACAAGTTAACGAAAACAGTTTAATTATAAAGGCAAAAGCAATCGCTAAAAAGTTTGCTGACAGTATGACTAAAGCTGTGGCAGAAATAGAAAAACTAGAAAAAGGTTTGTCTAAAAACCCTGCTGTTGACGCCGAGTTAAGAAAGTATAATGAAGAAGTTTCTTTAGACAAAAATTTAAATGAGTTTAAGAAAATGACAGTATCTTTTAAAACACACGATATGATGTCCAAAGCTTCAACTGATTTATCAAAACAAGGTTTCACAATTAGTGGTAATCAAAAGGCTTTAAAGGTAAATGGTAACGGTGCTGACCTTAATAAGTATGCAACAGATTTACAAAACAATTATGGCGCAACAGTAAGAGCAGAGAGTTATACTATTGATGAAAGCGCTGATGAAGATAGTTACAATCCTATTACAGAAGCTTGTTGGGTAGGTTACAAACAAGTTGGTATGAAAGACAAGGGTGGTAAACAAGTACCTAATTGTGTTAAAGAAGATGTTTCTTTAGACGAAGCAAGTTTAAAAGATAT